GAGTAAGGGGTACGACGCGCGCCGCGTGAGTCGCCGCACGTTGCCGTTATCGCGATGTGTTCCCCGTGAAACGGTTCTCGCGATACTCGGGCCTAGGTCCGATTGACACCGCCTGACATACGAGCGTAGGTTTTCGCGCTGTTCCGAGGGTCGATGGTCTCGAAGGAGTGAGAGGTATGCATGATGGTAACCGCGTCAATCGCGGCACGAGTTACGCGGCGCCAGTAGTGGCGACCACGCTAGCGACTGCCAAACTTTTGACGATCAATGAGGTGCTGATAATGGTTCGAGTGTCGCGGTCGACATGGTTGCGAGGCGTACGGGCGCGGCGGTTTCCGTCGCCGGTTCGCCTCGCAAACACGCGCCGGGTTTTTTGGCGGCGGGCGGAAATTGTGGCGCTACTGGATCGCCCGACGCCGCTCAAGTTGAACGGGCCCAAGTGACCGGGCAACTCGCAACCATAGAGCGTGCGCGGCCTGTAGCGGGTCGCGTGCGCGAACTTCAAACCGCCATGCATGACAAAACCGCCGCCGACGCCCGCCGACTTGCCGCACAAGGCAACGCGACGGCAGCGCTCGCCTGTATCTCGCGCCTCGAGGCCGACGTACAACGGGCCCGGGCCGATCATCGCCGGGCATTGTGGCACCTACACCGGCAGCGCCTCGCCCTCGAGCGCATACGCCGCGAGGCGGCGCGCGCCGCGGGCCGCACCCGGGAACCCTTCGCTCAAACCGTTTTCGGTTCGCTCGCGATCGTCGCCGACGCCGCCTCGGCGTCCGACTGACCGAGCTCGGCGAGTCGCTTGCGCGTCTGCGCGCGGTGCGCCTGGGCGAGCGCCTCGAGTAACTCATTGAGCGGCGTCATGATTCGCACGGTGCGATGCGCGAGCCCGAGCTCGGCGCCGTCGACCAATTGCTCGCGCACATAGTCGAGCGTTATTTTCGCCTCGCGCGCATGGGCGTAGAGCATCGCGAGCTTGAGCCCGCGCGGAATCACGGCGGCGAGTCTGCCGCCGCGCCGTTCGCCGCGCCGTTCGTGCCCGCCGCCTTGAGCCGCTCGGCGTCGGCTTGCTCGAGCATGGCGCTCGAGGGCGTCACGAGCACCGAGCCCGCGGCGATTGCTTGTAGCATCGCGCGCGCAACGCCGAATCGCTCGACGTCGGCGCCGGTCATGTTCGCGCGCTGCAAAAAATCTAGCGCCCATTGCGCCGCGGTCGCGGGTTGTATCTGTACCTGATTGTCGGCCATTGCAAAAACCTCCTAGCAAATTAGGCGAGCATCAAACCGAAATTTTTAAGAATCTGGATCAACGTCGAAATGGTATTAGAGCACTGCACGAGCGTCGCCGAGGCGCCCGGAAAATTCGCGAGCACGCCGCCGCCCGTCGGCGTGCCCCATCCAGCCGAGCCCCCGTAGGCTGTTTTGTTGTTCATCGCGAGCGCACCCGCAAATCGGCAGTCACCCGTGCCGGAAATGATGAGGCGAGCCGTCGCCGCCGTCGCCAGTATCAAACCGTTCGAGGTCGTGTTCGTCGATACCGCCATATCGAGTAGCGCGCCGCCCGCAATTTGCGCCGAGGAACCGACCCAACCGAACACCGAACCGTTACCGCCGAATTGAATAAACGAGCCCGATTGATTGTCCATTGAAATCGACGCCGAGCCGCTCGCCGCGGTCGTCGTTATGCTGATGCCGCGTTGATTCGCGAGCGTGACAATGCTCAACGTCGAGCCCGCGGCGGGCGCGAAAATGCTGACCGCGCCGTTCGGGTCGATACTGATGCGCGCTGCATTGTTTGTAACTAAGTTGAACGCATTGGCGTTACCGGGCCCGAGTTGCAGCGTGCCCGCCGCGGTGACATTCATCCCACCGAACACCGTCGCCGCCACATTTCCATAGCTAAACAAACTCGTCGCGGTCGTGTTCGCCACCGTGAATACGAGGCCCGCAACGCCCGCCGTTAAATCGAGACTCAACGTGTTAGACGCGCCCGCAACGCCCGCGACGGTGAGCGCAACGCCCGAGGTGGGCGCCACAATCGCCACGGCGCCCGTATTGCTGATCGTTATGCGGTTCGCGTTGTTGGTGAAAAGAGCGAACGCCGTGTTCGATATGGAACCGACATAGCCGACCGCGGCGCTCGATTGCAGCGCTACCGTATTGACGCCCGTCGAGTCGACGCCCTGAATGATGCTCGAGTTAAGCGCCGAGGCTTTCGTCGCGAGCACGGGCCCCGAGCCCGCCGTCGGCGCCGCGAGGGTCCACGAGCCGCTACCGTCGACCTGCCCGCGGAAAATGCCCAGCGTACCGAACACGATCGGGCAATTCGTGCTCGTGCGGATGACGCCCTGCGGACCCGTCGGCCCGCCCGTGACTATCGCGACCGAATTCAGCGACGGCACGGCGTAGCCCGAAAAGTCGGTTGTCCCCGCGATTAATTCCCATCGCACATTATCGCCGCTCGCGCCGTTCGTATTGTTCGCGACGAGTGCGTCGAGGCGCCCGGGCCCCGTGCTGTTGACCGCGAGCCCCGTGAACGGCGCCACGCCCGATAGCGTGAGGCCCGCGCCGCTCGACTGCGCCGCGAACGTCACATTGCCCGCGGCGGTTATCCACATCGCCGCCTTGCCATTCGTGCCGAATACCAAACTCTCGCCCGCGCCTTGCGTGACGAGTGCGGTCGCCGGGCCCGCGGGCGCGCCAGTGATAACGGCGCCCGTGAATGCGCTCGCCGTTCGCCACACGAGAAAATCGCCGCTCGAGTTGTCGTTTTGAATATCGATAGCGGGCGTCATGATTGCCGCGCCCGCGATCGTTGACTTGAGCATAAGCGCGATTTGCGGTGCACCGTTCGACGATGCGCCCACCGTTTGCGTAATTAATTCGAGCGGCGCGAACGTCGTCGGCGCCACCGTCGGCCCGCTGATCGCGAGCGCCGTGCTCCCGCTCGAGGTCGCGAGGGCGAGCGTCGTCGTCGCCGCCGCGGGCACTGCCACCGACACGCCGCCCGCCGCCGAGCCGCGCAGCGTCGGATTAGCGCCATTGAATCCGATGAAAAAAGAGCCGTCGCCGTAACAGCCGAGCAACGGGTGCCCGGTTTGCGTGTTGACGTTGAGCGCCCAGTCGCTCGAGTTCGTGCCCGCGTTGACCTGTAGCCCGAGGCTTTGCCCGGTCGTCGTCGGCGCGTTCAAAATCGCGACGGGTTGATTCGCTGCGCCCGCCACAGTGAGAGCGACTTTGGTCGCGGGCGGTGCCGGAATGATTGCGCCGCCCGCGGCGGGCATGTAAATCGTCGTGCGTCCGCCCGCGCCGAGTATGTACGCCTCGCCGACGCCGCTCGCGATCATCGATATCGCCGGGCCCGAGGGTCCGCTCGTGACGAGCGTGCCGCTAAAATTCGTCGCGGCGCGTTGAAACACAAAGTCGCCGCCGCTCGCATCGTTGCGCACCGTGATAAACGGTTGCGACACGGCGGCGCCTTTCATCTCTGCATCAAATTGCAAACCGACGTTCGCCGAGCCGCCCGGAATAATCGCCGTCTGATTGATACTTACAATTGGGTCGTAACTCGCGGGCGCGGTCGGCCCGTTAATCACTAGCGCGTTTTGAGCGCTCGCGCAATTGATCGTCGCCGTCGTGCCGTCGAACGTGAACGCCGCGCTGCCGTGCGGTACGCCGCCGACGTTGTATTGCACGGCGAATTGAGGCGGTGCCGCGCTCGAGCCGCCGTTCAATATCGGCAGCGTCGACCAATGCCGCACGCCGTCGCCGATTTTCACGATCGGAAACGTCGAGCCCGAATCGGCGATAGCGAGCTCGCCATCGAGCAAAATCGGGTCGGACCCGTTGAGCGCCGCCGAGGTCCGCGACAGCAACAAAATTCTCGCGAGCGTTGTCGTCATAAGTTTTGCTCCGTTATTTCGAGTAGCAGACCGTTCGCGCGCATGTCGACGATGCGCTCGCGAATCGCGGCCTCGGTGTCGAGTTGCTTGGCGAGCGCGGCGGCGACGCCCGCCTCGAGCTCGAGCGGCTTGCGGAATATCGCGCCCATTTTGCCGCACTTGCTACAGCAGCCGGGCGCGCGCGCCGCCTTGACGAGCCTCACGGGTACACCGGAGCGGGCGGTAACGTCGCGGTATCGCCTGCAAATACTTCGTTGCGCCAATTGGCGCCGGTAACTTTCATGTAGGGCGCGTCTTGCTCGAGCATGGTCACGAGCCACGGGCGCACCGTCGCCAAGCTCGCGGAATAAATCGCATACATGGAACCGAGCCCGTCGTCGCGACCTTTCACCGGGAACGCCGCGCCCCGCGACAGCACAGCGAGGTTACCCGCCGAGCTCGCCGCGAGCGGCACCGAGTCAGTCGTGCGCCCGTCTTGCGAACGCAGCAACACGGTATAACTCGCGCCGCCGCTCGTGAACGGTAACGCCCGGTCGAGGGTGAGCGTCAAAAAATCGTCCGATATCGCGATGACCTCGCCCGCGGATTGCGCGAGGTTCGACACATCGTCGACGACGTTAATCACATCGCCTAGGTGCAAGAGCCGCGCCTCGTCGGTTGCGCTCATGCTCACCGAGTCGCGGCGTAGTTGTAGGCGGTTCCATTCGTATTGAGCGCGGCGCCATGCTTGCGCCCAGTTCGCGAACGGCGGCGAGAGCGTCGTCGGGTTCGCGGGCGTGACCGCGGTCGGGAATTGGTAGGTGCGTATCTTGTAGCCCGCGCCCACGTCGATGTATTGAATCAAAAACGCGTCGGGGTCCGACTCGCTCGCGAGCGAGAGCGCGAGTGTTTCGGCCTCGGGCGATTTTGAGCGGCCCGTAAACAATGCGACCGCGGTTTTGCCGCCCTGGTCGCGCGAGGCAAATAGCTTTGTGCCGACGCGGTAAATCACGCAGCGCGCGAGCCCGCCGATCAATTGCAATTCGGCGTCGATATCTTGCGATGTGTCGAGGGTGAGACTGATCGCGCCTTGCGCGCCCGAGTCTTGCCCGTTGAGCGTCGCTTGTATTGCGTAGATTCCCGCTATATCGATATCGGCGTCGGTTTTGTTCGCGCCGTCGATTGCTTTCATGCGCGCGACTAAGGCGTCGGCCCATTTTGTCGAGGCGGCGGGCGTCGACCATGCCGAGCCCGTCCACGTCGGCAATACGCGCGTCGCCTCGCAATTGAAAGAACTATTGCCCGCGGCAACGTTGACCGCGCTTTGCGTGTTCTGCATTGTCAATCGCATGACCGTGATCGTCGGATACGGCGCCGAGTCTAAGTTTCGCGTCGCCGCGAACCGTTCCCATCGGGTGTCTTGTATGCGCTGGTTCGTCGCATCGTCCGCGAGAAACTCCGTTGTCTGTTGCAAGCGAACTTGTATGTAGGGCGAGCCCGCGGGCAGCGATAGCGAGCTCACGACAATGCGCTCGGTCCATCGGATATAACCTTGCGTCGAGTCGGTGAAGGTCCACGATTGCGTTGCTTGCGCGGCGGCGGCGCCGACGCGGCGAATCTCCGCGGTGACGCCGATCGAGTACGGTTTGCGCGTGCCCGACTGATACCACGCGAGGCCCGACGGAAAGGCTATGTCAATCCAAATTTCATCGGGGTTTTGCATCGGCGCGACGTACCAATTCGTAAATAAATTGTAGGTCGGCCCGCCGCCCGTGCCCGTGCCGGGCGCGCCCGGGTCGGTGTACTCGCTCACATAAATGTAAGTGTGTTGCTGGGGTTGAAACGGTATCGGCGGCGGCGGCAAATCCGCGGCGGGAAAATTGATTGCGACGTTCGCGAGTGTTTTGTACGTCGAAAAATAATCGATCGCGCCCGGGTAGTGCGAGCCCGAGACAAAACCCACCGTTGCACAAGTGCCGATAAGGTTCACTGGCGAGCCGCCCGAGACGTACGAAAAGCGCGTGATAACGCCGACGGTATTGTTGATGTAAACGTTCGCGCCGCCCGCAATCGTGAGCGGCGTGCTCGAGGGTCCATAAGGCTGCGTGTCGACGGGCCGCAAGTTTTGAACCGGGATGCAATTTTGAATGCTCGGCGTCGCCGCGCTTTCGCTCACGACGGCGCGACCCGCGAGCGTGTACACGAACGGCGGGTTCGGTTGACTCGGCGCCGCCGCCGCGGTCACGTCGAAAAATCCGTTGTTGCTCGCGGTGCCGTCTATTCGAATCGGCGTGCCTACCGTGACCGGCACATAACTTTGCGTTGTCATCGTCGAGCCCGAGGCAGCAAACACCGCACCCGCGCCGGGTTGCGAGAGCGCGTCCGATTCGACGGTGAGCCCCATGCTCCCGATTTCGCTCGAGGTTTTGACCGCGAGAATCGTCGGCACATTTGAAGTCGTGCCGTATTGATTGAGCGCCGCGCCCGAGATATTCGCGACGGGTGTCTCGCCGACCTTGGCATTCGCGACCGAGTAGTCGCCGACGCCGAGCACAAAGAATTGCTGTATGAATTGCGTTCGCCGGGTCCATTGCTCGATAGGTGCGGCGAATAGATCGGGGTACGCGCGCACGACTCCCAAAATATCCGGCACTCGAGCGCCTGGGCGTAACTGGTTTGTCTGCCCCGCGAGTCGATTGTTCGGGCTCGACGAGTCGGGCGAGGGCGATGCCTTGTTGACCATGTCGGGCGCGAAAATCGTTTGCACGATCGACAACAGCGCCGAGACCATAAACGCGAGTAGCAGCGGGCCCGCGAGCGGCCCGGTCGGTTTCATCACGAGCACATAGCGCCCGCCATCGACGCGGCTTGTCTCGTGTGAGGCGTACGGCAAATAACAATCCGGGTGCGCCTCGCCGCGGTAAAGCTCCCACGCGCCCGGGATGCCGTCGGGAAAGTGCCGCCGCAATTCCGCCGCGATCGTTTCGCCCGGGCGCAAATTTACGAACGTGCGACCGCCGCGCAACGGGTCGCGAATAACGACTAGTTCGGCCATCTGAAAACCTCAACAAGCGGAAACGTAAACACGAGCCGCGCCCAGGGCGTGAACAGCACCGAGCCGCCGACGCCGGTCTCGCCCCGGTAGGCGTGCAATACGCCGTGCTCGAGCGCAACGCCGACGTGATGCAACGGGCCGCTCGAGCGGCGCGCCATGCCGACCACATCGCCCGGGCGCCCAGGCGCCGCGAGTTTCTGCCAATGCTTGCGGCTCGCATCGATCGCGCGCACCGCGGCGTACGTGCCGTGATCCTCGGCGAGCTCGACGATCGGCGTCGCGAGCCCGAACGATTCGCGCCGCACGTACTCGACGAGGCCCCAACAATCGAACGCCGCGGGCGTCGTACCGCCGAGCTCGAACGGGGTTCCAATGAGCTCGAGCGGGTTCATAGGTAAGCCAAGGTCGGAAATTTATCCATCGTGTAGCGGATGCCCGCCGCCATATTCGGCAACACCGTCGAGGCGCAATTCAATTGCGCGACGATGCGCGTCGAGCTCACGTCCAAAAGGATAAACGCGAGCGGGTCCAAGCACGGCGCCGCGGGCTCGGTGTCCAGGTACACGCGATAGTTAATTTTTAAGGCTTGCTGGCGCTGCGCATCGGTCAATGCGAGCACGGTTTGCACGAGTTGCCCGCCGAGCGCGTCCATTTTTATCGTGAGTTGCTGTTGCGTCGAGGCGCCCGAGGTCGGCAATTCAATCGTGAACGCAACGGGCGCCGCGAGAAAAGCGACCGCGGCCTCGGTCGTTGCGTTGAACGGTACGCCGTAGTCGCTCACCCATAGGCTCGAGCTCCAAGCGGGATGAATAAACTCGAGCACTTGCACGAGTTGCACATTTTGGAGCGCGTGTTGTGTCGCCCATCGTTGATAGTCGGTCGTCACGTCAACATGCCTCGAATAGCGAAATATCGTAATTGTCTTGCCACGCGTCCGCGGCGGCGCCGTCGTCTTGAATCACATCGACCGTCGGCGGCCCCGGGTCGCGCAGCACGTTGTACCCCATCGCGTTGAGCTCGGTGTCGCATAAGGTTTGATCGGTGCGCAGTTCGACCGCGGCGCCGTTCAAAATCCAGCCGAGCCCCTGCGGTTTCAATTGGTACTCATCGACGAACGCGAGCACGCGACCGCCGCCGACCCACGGCAACACAATCTCACCGCCCGCCACGACCGCGGCGGCGTACCAATGCTCGAACGCGACGCACTCGTCGCCCGATAACCAGAGCTCAAACTCGAAAGTCTCGCCCGCATGGCGGCGCGCGAGGCGCACCCGGGTCGGCCCGGTCAAAAGGTCGATCGCATCGGTGCGCGAGGCGCCGTCGACGACTTGGCTTTGTACTTGCGGCAACGGCAGCGTCGCGGGCCAGAGCGCGACCGTCACGGAGGCGTCACCGATTCGCGCTCAATCTCGAACACGCCCGAGACGACCCAGCCCGTAAAGTCGACGCGTTGCGCCTTGAGCGGTCCAATGAATCGAGCGCGCACCCGTTGCGGCGCGTTCCACAAATACAAGTCGATCAGGAACGGCAGCGCCGCGCCCGCGAGGTCGAATTTCACCCATTGCCAGAATGCGCCGTATTGCTTATCCGTCGGCGAGCTCGTGAAACTCGCCTCGAGCGGCGCCATTACATCGCCGGTCTTGACCACGCGCCGCGGGATATCGCCCGCGGTGAGCACCGTGCGCGTCGAGGGTTTCAATTGGAATGTGTCGCGATCGATGCAACCAAAATTCGCCGGATTGTAGAGCGCGGTCACGCGCTAGCCCGTCCGACGCCGTAGCGAGTAGGTGCGTTGTAACGCGGTTGCGCTCGGTCCATAGCCGGAACGAACCGAGCGCATCAATTTATCTTCGGCCATCTGCGCGCCGAGTTGCGCGGCCTCGAGCACGATCGACGTGCGGTCGGATGATTGCGTTACTTTCGCCGCCGCGGGAACGCCGAGCTTATTTATCACTTGGATACGGTGCGGCGCGGATTTCACGCCGAGCGCGCCGCCCGGCAGACGCGACAACGGCATGACTGCCTCGGGCCCGGCCTCGCCCATCAAACCCGTGCGCCCACCCGCGAGGCCGAATGTCACGGGCGAGCCGACCACGCCGCCCGACTCGAACGGTACAACGTTGCCGCGGTTAATCACGCCGCCCGCCGCCATGCCGCCGAGGCCGATGTCGCCGAGGCCGATGCTCCCGCCGCCGAAACCGCCGAGCAAAAGTTTCGCCGCCTTCATCAATTCCATTTCAATAATTATTTTGCCCATGTCTTGAATCAGCGAGAGCGCGAACGCCTTGAAATTATATTTCCCGTCGGTGAGAAAATTCGTAAAGTCGGTGACGAACGCGTCGAAAACACCCTTTTTTTCCTCGAAAAAATCGCTCGTCTTGGCGGTCTCGTCGCGAAGCGTTTGAAAATACGCGGTCGCCTGCGAGGCGTCGAGCGACGCGCCGAATTCAGCATAGGCGGCTTGCAAGTGCTGCACGTTGATCGTTGCTTGTTCGGCGGGTGTGCGGCCCGCGTCGATTGCCGCGTTCAAATTCGACCAATTGGTTTTAGATTGAGCAAGGGTTGCTTGCTGATCGGCGAGCGCCTTGGTCGCGGCCCGCTCGGCGGTGACGCGTCCGTCGGTGACGTCCTTGCCCTGGGCGCGCGCAACGTTTAATTCTTGCTCGAGTTTCAAATTCGCCTCGGCTTGAATTCGATACGCCGCCGCCGCGTCGACGCCTTGCGTCACCTCAACATTTAAAACGTTTTGCTCGAGCGCGGTTTGCGCGAGCGCATCGCCGACGCCGATCATCGTCGATTGAAACGCGAGCGCCGCCTCGTTTGATTTCGCGAGTTGCGCCGCGCGCTCATTCTCGGCGGCGGTATCGCTCGCGGCTTGCGCGGCGAGTTTCTGCCGTTGCGCAAGGTCCGCGGCGGTGACGGTGATGCCGCGCTGTTGCTCGTCGCGGACCTGGGCGGCGACCTTCAATTGTGCATCTATCGCCGCGGTGAATCGTGCGGCGGCGAGCGCGCCCGCTTGTTGCTGGTTGATCCCGAACGATTGCGACAGAGTGAGCGCGGCTTGCGCGACGGCGGCTTGCGTTATTTGCGCCTCATAGCCTTGCACCGCGGAACGGTTCGCCTCGAATGCTTGCTGATTGAGCCCGAGTTTTTCGGTTTGGTCGCCGAGCGCATTCGTCACGGCGGCGCCGGTCGCGGCGAGCGCCCGCCACTGCGCGACCTCATCCGCCGAGACTTGCTTGCCCGCGAGTTTCGCGGCGGCGAGTTTTGTTTCGACCTCGAGTTGTGCCGACAACGTCGTCGAGAGGTGCCGCGCATCGTCGGCGCCCGCGCGTTGATTCGCGGCGCCCGCGGCAATCTGCGCATTTAGCGCGGCCTGTTTAATCGCGCTCGCGCCGAGTTGCGCGTTGAGCGCCGCGGTCGCCTCGTTGAATACTGCTTTGCCTTCCTCTTGCGCCTTCGTGAGCTTTACCGTCGAGTCGGTCGCCGTGTCCATCCAATTAGCGGTTTGGTGCGTCGCCTGCCCGTAGGCGAGCAACGCGCCTTGTCCGTTGACCGCGGCTTTCGCGAGGTCGACCGTATTCACGACAAACGTTTTGACCGAGCTCGCGACGTCGAGCACGCCCGACTTAAGCGATTTCATTCCTTTGCCGACGAGGTTCAAATCGTCCGCGAGCCCGTTGAGCGTGATCGACCATAGCTTTGTTAATCCCGTGACATCGTCGAGCGCACCCGCCGCCGATATCGCGCCGTCGCGCACATTGCCGAGCGACTCTTTGAACGTCGGCGCGAGCTTGTCGAATGCGCTCTGTGTTTCGGCAGCGCTGCGCGTCAATGCATCGGTGACGGCGCCGGTCGTAAGCTCGCCTTGTTTCGCCATTTCCTTGAGCGTCGCAATGCTCACGCCGAGCCCGTCGTTCAGCCCCTTCGCGATTGCTTTGCCGAGGTCGGGAAGTTTCTGCAATAGCGTCGTGATATCGCGCTCGCTCAATGAGCCCGCTTGCAACGCGTTCGTGAAATGCTGGATTTCGCCCGCGGCATCGCTTGCGTTCGAGCCCGAGAGCTTTATCGTTTGCTCAATCGTCGATAGCAGCGCGAGCACATCGTTCGCACTCTTGCCGTAGCCCTCGAGACCTTGGGTTAATTTCGTATATAGATCGGCACTCGAGGCCAAGTCGCTGCGATTTTTGCTCGACTGTTCAATCAATCGGTCTTGCACGTCGGCGAGATGATCGGCGCCGTCGGTGACGAGCCGCAATTTATTGCCGATTTCCTCATACGCGTTAATGAGGTCGACGAATTGGCGCAGGATTTCCGAGCCGACCACGGCACTAATCGAAGCCTCGGCGAGATCCGCCGCCGCCGATAATGAGCCGAGCGAATCCGCCGCGGCTTTCGTGTTTTGTTCGATGCCCTTGGTTTCAACGATCAATTGCCATGCGAGGGTTTTCGTTTCGTCCACGGTGAGCCCCTTAGTTGAGCGTGCGCAGACGCGAGGTTACAACGAACACGAGAATCGGCACGCCGAACCGCGACACCGTGCCCGAGGGCGCGAGCGTCGTCGAGTTGACCGGCCACACCGAGACGCCGATATTTTTCAGCGGTGCGCGCAATTGCCGCGCGGCGTATGCCATGAAACCGAAACCGCGCGGCGGCTTGCGCCGGTTGCCTTTGCCCGCTCGAGCTCGGCGCACCTCGGCGGGTACGAAGGTCTCGCGGCGTGCCGCGTGATAATTCGCGAACCATGCGTAACGCGCCGACGGCGCCAATATCAACGCATCGCCCGCGCGCAACGTGAGGTCGCCGGGTAACGTCTCGCCCAGGCGCGAGACCGGGCCCGACTTGCCGCCCGACTGTAGGAACCATGACCACCCGCCCGCGAGCAATCCCGAATGCTCGGTCGTCGCGCGGCGAATCGCCGCCACGAGCACGGGTTTCGCCCGCTCGAGTTGCTTCGCGAGGATTGTGGTTACGAAAAATGTTTGAGTCTTGACCTTCGCCTCGGCGATCGGCTTGGCGCGCGAGCCGTCGACTATTGAGGTGAATTGCTTGGAATTGCCGAGTGCGATTTGATTGCGGATTTCAAGCGCCGTTTTTTGCGGCACCCATGCGTGCGCCGCCGCGATGACCTGTTGCAAGTCGCCTTGTAGGTACTGTTGAAACACCTCGCGCGAGCGCGTTACCCGCAGACTTGGCGCCGTGAGAATGGGCCCGTTTATCGCGTCCATCACTCGCCGCCATTGTCACGCCGTCGGCGTGTTGCACGAGCTCGACGAAACTCTCGCGGTCGGCGACGCCGTACTCGTGCGCCCATGCAATGATCGCGCGCCACGGAATCGCGCCGCCCATGCTGGCGCCGATCGCGCGCTCGGCGCGCAAATCCCACAGCGCCAACAGCACGGGCATTAAATGCGGCGGCGTTGTCGGCGCGCGTTTCAAACTGGGAACGTTCACGCCGCGCCGGGCGAGGGCGCTTAGGCGTGTGCCGAACTGCCCCCATTCCGTTTGAAACGCGAGGATTTTGAAATGCGTACTTTGTCGCGTTCGATTTGCTCACGTTGAAACCTCTCGCGGGTGTCGGCCTGGGCGCGCAACCGCGTCCACAAATCGGGCGCCGCCGCGACGAGCTCGAGAAACGCCGCCTTTGTGTAGCGCACCGGGTCGCCGGTCTCGTCGAGAAACCCCGACCACCCGAGCACGACATGATCGGCAAAGAGCGGCGGCAATCGGCGCCCGAGCTCGTCGTTGAGCTCGCGTTGCGCGGCATCGTCGAGCGCTGCCGGGTCGCGGTCGCCGAGTATCGAGCGAATGAGCGCGGCGTATGCGACCACGAAATCACGGTTCGCACCGCCCGCGCGCCGTATCGTGATGACTCGCTCGCGCCCAATGTCGAACGGCACGCCCTCGAGCTCGAGCGCGGCGTCGCTTTCCCAATCGCGAATATTTCCAAATTTCATGCGGTGACCTCACTCGCGGGCTCGAACGGTTGCGCGGGCGCGTCGGTTTGCTCTTGCTTCAATTCCTGCATGCGCGACCACAACGACGAGCGCTCGAACCCCGCGGCCTCGCCCGCGGCGAGTGTGCCGAGCCCGCCCGCGGTATCGTTCGGCGGCACGGGCGCGCGCAGAATCCACACGGCAGAATCGACCGAGGGTAGCGGCGGCGTCGCGGTCGGCCCGACGAGCGCTTGCAGCGCCACGGCGAGTATTACGTCTTGATTCGTGCCGCCCGCGACCTCGGTGCACGTCTGAATGCGGCACCGATCAAACTCGAACCAATAGCTATTGCCGATTGAGTCGGTCGCCTCAATGCCGAATTGAATCTCGGTCGCGTTCAAAAATGCATCCATGACAACGCCGGTATCGAGCGCCGCATAAATTTGCATCGTCACTTCGCACTCGAAACGCCCGAGCACCATTTCGGCGGCGCCCAATGTGCCGAGGCAATCGATCGCGCGCCCGTTATTTTTCATCGTGACGACGACTTGACTCATGCACCACGCGAGATAGTCGGTGCCGCCGATCGACATGACGACGGGCATCGCTTCGGACCCGGTCATCACCGGGCGTGTACCGGGTGCGCTGTAGGTCGAGTCCGTGACCGGCACCGAGTCGCGCGAATACGTGCCGCCCAAAAACGCCACGGTGCCGACGTTCGCCGCGGTCGGCGAAAAGGTTAACGTCATGGTGTCGACGATCGCGCGCACCATTCGCTGATACTCGTGCAATTCGGTCGGTTCGACCTGTAGCGTGAAATCCTTTTCGATCGTGTAGGTTTTTAAAATGCCGCCGACCTCGAGGCGCCCGGGCGCGGTCGCGTCCCATTCATTGCCGAGCGCGGCGGATAGCATCTCCTCGAACCAATCGTTGCGCGACATTTCGAACCCCGTGTCGCCGCCCGAGCTCCCGCCCGAAACGATGACATCCGCGACTTGCCGCGCGGGGTTGAGCTCATTCGACAACGTCGTCGTCGGATTGAACGCGAGCGATTCCGAGGTGATGCGTGCAACGATGAAAGCGGGCGTCGCAGGCGTGACGCCGGGCGTCGTCTCGCGTACGACGGCGACTCGGGTTAGATCAGCGGAAACGGCCATAGCGAATACCTCTTGTTAATCGGTTCGGTAGTTGTAATCGAGCGAGAGTTGCATCACCCACCACGCGCCGCGCATGTCGCCGCCGTCGACCTCGGTCGGCGGGTTCACTTGATAGATACGCAACGCGCCCGTCGGGTCGGTCCAATCGAGAAACGCCGCGCTAATTTCGTCGCCCATCTGTGCGAGCGGAATATCGCCGACGTCGGGCTTTGAATACATGTCGGCGAGAATCACGCCGCGCTCGAGGTAACAGCCGGGCGAGCCGAGCGCGGTGCGCGGGCGTTCGAGCGCGGCGAAATCCACGGTAAACCAAAGGTCGGGAAACACCGTTTTATCGACGGGCACATTCAACGTCGGCACGAACGCGAGGTCGGGCAAGAGCAGCGGTATCGCCGTGTAAATCGCCTCGCGTACGAACGTGCTACTCATTTGACACCGAGCACCCAGCCGACTTGATGCGGTCCGTACCAGGAATTTAAAACCTCGACGATGCCGCGCGCGACGCCGTCGATTTTGAATACGAGCCCCTTGCGCGGCGGCGTGTCGGGAAATTGATCCAGCGCGACGGTGACGCGGCACACGTAAAGCTCGGCACAGTTCGCGAGCTCGGCGGCGGAAAGCATGCGGACACGGGCGACGATGTCGCGCGGCGGCACCTCGAGCACCGTGATCGCGCGGCTCGCGGTGCGTATCGCGGCTTGCGCGTCGAGCGCCTGTTTGTTTTTGAGCGCCGGTATCACCCTAGATACCCCACCCGCGGCGCACCGCGTAGTAATTGAGCGAGGCGACGTAGGGCGCGAGCTCGGGCGGAATTTCGCCGCTCGTGACCGAGGCGCCCTCGGTCGACGGATTGCCGACGTCATAGTTCACGGTGACGCCGTCGACCGTAAACCCTTTGACCTTGCCGCCCGCGCCCGTGTCATCGCCGTACAGGCCCGAGCCGCCCGTCGCGTTCCATCGGTCGGCAATCAATTGATTGAGAATGTCGACGAGTTGCGTCGGCCATGCATCGGGCGGATAGCCGCCCGAGTAGGTCACGACAATGTCGGCGTCCTCGAGCGGCGACCACCACGGATAATAATTACCGTACCCGTAGCGCCAGAATGGCTGGCGCAATTCGCCGACCTCGGCGTGCAATTTCCAGCCCGTGAGGTCGGCGCCGTCGCGCTGCACCGAGTCGACCGACACGACGGGAAACGCCTTTAAAAATAGGGTCCGGTTGCGAGTGTCGATCGTCGTAAATGTTTGCGTGTAGTCGCCGAGCTCGAACACCCGGTCGCAATAATTTTCAATCGCCGCGATCGACGCGCCGAGCAAATTATCGAGTGCGGCATCGTGCGATGTGTCGGCCTCGTCGATACCGAGCGCTATTTTCAGCGAGTCGACCGTCGGCAGCGGTGCGGTGCTGCCGCCCGTGAGCGAGGTGCGTGCGGGCCTGGGCGGGCGAGCTCGAGGTGCGGCGTCGCTCATGCGTCGGCCCTCGGCGCGTGCCCGTTGCCATTCTTGCGAGCTCGAGGGCGCGGCGCCTCAAGCGCCCGCGCAATCTCGCCTGCAATCATGGCGGTGATGCTCGCGGCATCTAACGGTGCGGGCAATTGTGCGACTTGCTTGCGACACTCGTCCGCCACGATCGCAGGGAGAACCGTTTTTATTGCGTCGATAACCGCGTCGGTGATTGCGAGCGCGAGGTCGTCTTGTTTCATGCGGCCCACCGTTCGAGCGCGCGGGCTCGGATGCGTGACACAAGAGCGGCGGCGTTGCCGTCGGGCGGCGTTTCTTCATCGCTCGAGGGTTCGTCGGGATTAACCGGGTCGTCGGGCGGCGACGGGTCGGTCGGTGCGCCGGGCGCCCCCGCCGTCGGCACGGGCTCGCCCGCCATTGAGAGCGGGCGGTATTGCATCTGCACGAGCGGCTCGTCGCCGCCCTCTTTCGGCGGCAATTCCTCGTCGTGTCGCACTTCGTTGATGGTTTTAATTCCCGCGTTGAGCGCGATTTGATGCGCAGCCATGCGCGCGTCGTATTCCATTTTCAAAAACGCGGACAAGTCGAATTCACAATAAATACTCTCGCTCAGACCGAACGTTACATCGATGCGCGCCTGCACCGATTCGATGTGATATTGCAAAGTCTGCGAGTAGTAGGTGCGCGCGAGTTGCTCGGCGTTTTTAAAACTGAGTCGGGTTTGATCGGCGAGCATGTAGAGCGGCACGCGAAAGCAGCGCGCGACGTCCTCGACGGACCATTTCAATTGCTCGACGAGTTGCGCGTCGACCGCGGTCATTGTGAGCGGCTCCCATTTCGCGCCCGCCGTTAAGACCGCGGTGCGGCCCATCTGCGCGGCCCGAAAATTTTCGTTCCATTCGGTACGCAAGCGGGTCGCGATCGATTCCTCGAGCTTGCCCGGTACGGTGATGACACCCGACGGGCGACTCATGTTCGAGAAAAAGGCGTGACTGTTTTGCAAAATGGTTTGCCCGGTCAACGCCGACACGCCCGCCGCATACAAAGGCGTGACGCCGACGAGCGGGTGCGCGAGGGTGAGCAATCGGTGATGCATCACGGCGCGCGCCGGTAGCACGATGCCCTCGTCGATGCCCGCGAGCTTATCGGCGGCGACGCGGTAGAACACCGAGCCATCGTCGGCAATCATCGGCGTGATGCGGCGCGGGTCGAGTAAGTGCATTTCGGCGATAACGCCGCGCTCGTCGCGCACGAGTAGCGCGTACGCGTTGCCCGTGAACAATGCCGACGCTAAGAACTGTCCCCAAAAATCGACGCGGGTTTGATAGGGGTTCGGATACCAAAGAACCTTCGCCGCGGGATGCTGATCGAAATCAATTTTCGAACCGTCGGGCAATCGCTTACGAATCTTCGGCGGCAGTTTCGCGATGTCGCCGCTAATGATTGCGATACACGCATACACCGCGGAAAAAATGCCGCCCGGGCCGCATAGTTCCTGGTTCATCTGCCACGCGCCCGGGAAAGGTTCGTGCACGTAGCCGTGCGAGAGCGGCGGCAACGGGTTACCGCCGAACCACGGCACCGCCGTCGGCAAGCTCGTCATTGCGCCGCCCGTGCGTCGGCGCACCGCCCACGTAAGGGCGCGGTCGATTAGGTTCATTGCGCGCCCTGCATGCTGGTTACCCCTCGAGGAAAATTGAGGCGCGTCCGTGCGCCTCGAGGTTCCGATAATTTACTCGCCCTTGTGCGCGCGGTTGCGCTCACTCGCGGCGCGGTCGTTCGCGTTCGCCTGGGCGGCGGCAAATGCGCCGGGTGCGGGCAAGACTAGGTAATTGACGCCGGTCAGTACGACGACTCCGTTGTCGCGGGCGCGCATCCAATATTCATATTTTTCGGCGCGCAGACCGATCATGTTTTGCTGCCACAAGGAGACGAGTGGCGTCGGCGGATTTGCGGGCGCGGTGTCGATTTGAATGCTCGCCTCGCGCGATACATCGACGGCGATGCTCGGGTCGGACGCGTGCAGAATTTTGTCCTGATCCATCAAAATGATTTCGTTGTTCGGCACGAACGCCGATACCGCGATCGGATAGCCCGCGAGGGTTCCGCTCGCACCGATCGACGGGAATGCGGACTGTCCGAACGCGTTGATTTGCATCTCGAGCGCGGTGCGGTTCGTCGGCGACATGAGCCAGATCGGCGCGCGCGGCGCGGCGATTGCGGTCAACACCGAGACCGCGTTCGTCACGTCGTATTGCATGGCTGCGAGGCCCGCGCCTGCCGACGCTAGCAATTGCCCCGCGGGTAGTCCGTTCAAAATGCCGCCCGGGCTCACGCCCGCGACGGGTGCGCCCGCGCCGACAAATTGCGTATCGAGAAACTGCGCGACGGCGCGCACAAGAGAATCGCGAATCAGCACATCCGCCGCGGGGTTCGAGAATCGCGCGAGCTCGTCGGTGATTGCGACGATTAACGCCGCCTTCGCCCACGGCATCGTCACGAAATCGTACCCACCCTTGCCGACGGGTTTCGGCAGACCTTCGCCGACCCACATCGCCGAGCCGACGATCGCGGTCTCGCGCGGGATACGCACGTTGAACGGAACGTTGCGCATGCGCGTGAGTTGCCCGAGCACCGATTCGGCGTAAATGAGCTCGATCAATTCACTCGAGAGTTGCGCGGCGTAGGTGAGCACGCCCGCCCATGCGGGATCTTGCGTTGTCGCCGCGGTCGTCGCCGCGCGGGCAATCACGCCGCTCGCGCGCCCTTCGAAATATCGCGAGAGGTCGGGCGCGTCGCCGTAGTGCTGTTGCGCGAGTCGCTGCGCAATGAGGTCATTGCCTTGACTCGCCGCGATCAATTGCGCGATGCGTGCGAACCCGACGCCCTTCGCGAGCTTTGCATTGCGCGAGCCGTTCTCGCGCGACGGGCGGGCGACGGGCGTCGCGGTGCGCGCGATCGTGTCCTCGAGCCCCTGCAATCGCTTGAGGTGCGAGTCAATCTGATTGACGTCGGTCTCGAGTTGGTCGTACGCGGTTGCCTCGTCGGCATCAAACTCACGATTCGCCGCGTCGGCTTTTTCCATGAGTTCCTCGAGCGCCGAGACTTTCAGCCCGCGCTTTTTCGCGAGCGCGTCAATCTGATCGGAAATCTTTTTCATGGCGGCGATTACCTTGTGTGAGTTGAGTGCGGGCGAGCCGCGAAGTTGACGCCGGCGGATTTCAAGCGGGCAAATCGTCGGCGATATTCGAGTCGACGTTCGTGCGCGACTGCATCGAACGGCATCACTCGGTTTAAAATCGTTTCGGGAATTTCGAGCGAGCGCGAGAGCGCGAGTGCATTCGGATTTGCGGGAATCGCAACGATTGAAAGCTCGAGCAATTCGGGTTTCAGATACCGCACGCCGCCCGTCGGCTCGCCCTCGTCATCTAGGATGCGTTCGATATCGTCGTACGAGTTGACGGTGAACCCGACCGACACGGCGCGCAGAATTTTATTCTGCAAGAGCGCCCATACGGTGTCAGTCGTCTCGCGAATTTTCGAATCCTTGAGCGCGGGGTCATCCTTGAAATCGGCGATTGTCGCGGTCGCAATCAATCGCTTGCCCGTAACCTGGATGTCGGTGACGTTGCCGACGATGTGCTCGGCGTCGGCTTGATGGTCTAGCAGTAACACCGGGTTCGTTTTGAACGCGTCGAGTTGCCAGCCCTTCGCGACGATGACATCGCCGTATCGGTCGACGGTTTCATCGCTCGCGACGAATCGCATCTGACGATCGCCGAGCGGCTCAACGGTTGCGGAACGGTACTGTCGCCCGAGCGCGGGCGCCGTGCGTAGCATGACGCGCGGCCCCTAGCGTTTCGCGGGCGGCGGCGGCGGCGTGCGGTCACGCGCCGTGCGGTGCGGTCGCGTGCGGTTCGAGTAAGGCGTCGGGCTCGGCGGCGTCGATTCGATATGCATGGGCGTCTCGCAAGGGTTGGAAAAACAAAAAGTTTTTCGCTACTGCCTGGGACCGGCCCACCGTCGCCCGCGCCGAATGTACGCCCGAAATTACAGAAACGTCAAACTCGGCACCGCCTCGGGCGCGGCGTCGAGCGCCATCAAGCGACCCATTGCCATCAACAACGCGACGAGCCCGTCGATTTTTTGGTGCGGGTCGTCGCGATCTTTTCGCGGGTAAATGTTGCCTTTGAAATCTTCCATCACCTCAACACAAGCGACGTTCCACGCGAGCACCGGGTTCGCGTCGTGATGAAAGCGACCTTGCCGCACGAGCGCGTCGATTTCCTTCATCGCTGGCGAAAAATTCGCGGTCGTCGGGCGGTACTCAATGACCGAGATATCTTTCGCCGCTAAGTTGCTCGCGAGTTGCAAGGCTTGCCACGGGTCGTAAGCGATATCGAGCACGCGGTGATGCGCGGCGTCGTTCAATAGGTCCGACTCGATGACGTTAAAGTCGGTGACCTCGCCGGGCGTCGCCGTTATCCAGCCTTCGCCCTGCCATGTTTCGTATGAGGCATTGCGCCCGTCGACGATCGCGGCCTCGGGCAAATAGAAGTGCGCGAACGCGTAGTAATGCAACACGCCGTCGATCGGTCGGCGAAACAATTTGACTCGAGCGGCGAGGTCGACTTTCGCCGCGAGGTCGAGCCCGATCACGCACTCGTCACCGTTGAACGATGCCTCGACGAGCTCGCCGTCGCCGAGCGCTTGCCATTGAACCATGTTCATCCACGCGACCGCGGCATTCGTCCAAACGTTTAAATGCTTTTGCTTGAACGCGTTTTGTTGGCTGGCGATTGCTCGAGCACGTTGCGCGAGGTTTTGAATCACGCCCGGGTTGACCGAGGTGCCCCAATTCGGATTAGCCTTTGCCCACACGTCGGGCGATTGCCAATCGTCGGCGTCGTCGATCGTGTAAATGATTCCGAAAAACGACTCGTCGACCGATTGCCCCGCGAGCACCCGTTGCGTGTACTTCCATTGCTCAAACCCGATGCCCGATTGATTCGCGCCCGCCGTCGTGATGCAGAAAATCAGCGATTGCGAGCGCTTGCCCGTCGCGGTAACGAGAATGTCGTGAACCTCGCGCGTTTTGTGGGCGGCGAGCTCGTCGAGTATCGCCATATGCACGTTGAGCCCGTCGAGCGCCTGGGCGTCGCGCGACAGCGGGCGGAATATCGACGCCGAGTCGACTTGCAGAATCGCGCGCGCGTTCAATTCAATGCCGTACTTGCGGCGAAATTGCTCGTCGCCTCGCGCCATATGCACCGCGGCGTCGAACACGATTCGAGCTTGGTCGCGCGTCACCGCCGCGGCGTACACCTCGGCGCCGCCCTCGCCGTCGAGCGCGACCGCGTAGAGCCCGAGGGTCGCGGCGAGCGAAGATTTGCCATTGCCTCGAGGCACGGCGACGAACACGTACCGAAAGCGCCGGGCGCCGCGGGCGTCGACCCAGCCGAACACCGAGGCAATAATGAATTTTTGCCAGGGCGCGAACCGGAATCGTTGCTTTGCTCGAGGCCCGCGGATTTCGCGAAACATCTGAATCGAGCGCAACACCCGCTCGCCCCGCGAGGCGTTGAACGTGTAGGCGAAATCATCGCCGCCCATGCGCTCGAGGTCGCCGTCGTGCCGCTCGCAGGCGCGGCGTACCCATTCGCACGCATCGATGCGCCCCGCGAGCACGTCGCGGGCGTACTGCAACGCCTCGGCGACGTTCGGATACTCACCCGCGAGCTCGAGCAAGTCGTCGTCGGTGACGAACAATTCGACGGCGGGTTTCGCGAGCGAGTCAATGCGCGCCTGTACCGCGAGGCGCCGGGCGAGCTCAGGGTCGGCGCGTACCGCGTCGGCTCGGGCGGTGCGTTTCTTTTTCCGTTTGCGATTCTCGTGCGCGCGCCGGTCGCCCTCGTGTTGCCACACCCGCGGGCGCCCGGGTTTCGGTTTCGGCGTACTGCCGAACAAATCGGTTTGATCGGTCACGGGTCACGGCGGCGCCGCGTCGACGCGCATCGGCGGCGCCGCGAATCCGCACTTACAGGCGCGCCCATTCCACGAATCGACGCCGCCTTTGCGCCACCCGCACTCGTTGCACATCGGGTGCAAGCGCCCGCGGTAGTCGGCTTGCGCCTGGGCGTGCAATGCCGAGTGCTCGAGCTCGTGCGGCGCGCACATCGCGAGATATCGGTCGCCCTCGACGGTGCACCCGCACGGCAATCGGACAACGCGCCTCAATTGATTTCGTCCCACGAGCTCGGCTCGCCGAGCGCACCGCCGCCGTGCGGGCCCGCGAGTTTGACGCGCCCCGCGGGCGTCGCGCCGATTTCACCTAGCGCGATGCCGAGTTGTTGCCATAGGTCGCGGCTTAACCGGGTGTACGGTTGCAATTCCGGTTTCTTGTTTTTTGGATTTTTCATGAGTAACCCGTGCTCGGCGATTTTGGCGTCGATCGCATTGACGCGCGAGGTGAGCCGCGCAATTTTCGCGAACGCAATCGCGTCGCCCGTGCCGTGCACGCCTTTGCGGTAGACGTGCTCGAGTAGCCAATCAAATATCGCCTGTTCATCGCTCGAGAGTTTCAGCCCGGGCGGCATCACCGGGCGCTCGTCAATTTTCGGTCGGTCATCCTTGAGCCGCGACGGGTGCTCGTCGGCGCCGCGAATCAATTTCAAAATGGTAGCGGTCGGGCGTCGACTCACGGCGTCCACATCGCGAAGTATCGAACACTCATTCGGCTAGCCTTTTTCTTGCCGTGAGAGTTCGTTTGCAAAAGTAAGTACATGAGCCCGGTATCACGAAACGCGTTGTCGGATGCGCTGCGCGTGCTCACCGTTTTTTGCTTTTTGCCGTCCTCCCATATCGTCCAAGTGCCGCCGATCGGGTCGTATGCGCCGCCGAACGTGTGCTCGGTCGTGTAGTCGAGCGGCGTCGTTTGAATGTTCGAGGGCGACATAAATCGCGTGTAGCCAATTTCGACGGCGGGCGTCTTGCACGCGATCGTGAGCGCGGATATCGAGTACGGGCCGACCGAGCCCGGGACCATGACCGAGTTGCGCGATTCGCCGCTATCGAATTTGATCGGGAACGAACCGGGTTCGCCCGTCCACGGTTGCGTGAGCTTGACACTCGTCGCGCCGACCGTCGGCGTCGCCGCGAGCGTCCACGCCCAGCGATAGACGCCCGCCCATTGCAGATAGGCGCCGCGGTACGCGCCGCCCTGGTCGGTGCCGTGCCCGTTTTCGTTCACGTCGAGCTCGTGCCATTGCTCGTAATTGTTCGGGAATGCGGGGTTCGAATCGAGTTGTATCGTGTTGTGCTGTTGAGGCATCACGAAAAAAGCATTGAAGTGATCGACGTCGCCGGGCGTCGGAATCGTGAACGCGCATTCCGTGTAGAGCCCGCGACCCGCGAGTGCGTACGGCAGCGTGCCGAGATTCCCCGCGAGTTGCTGAGAGTTGAGCGCGTTTTGTGTGCAAAACAATCCGCGATCCTCGCCGCCCTCGGGATAGATCAATTGCAATTGCCCGTTCTCGTCGGTCGTATACGCCGCGCTCGTCGGGTGAATCGACGACGGGCCGAACCCCGAATAAATGCGCGCCTTGACGTCGGGCGAGTAGGCGATTTCCGCCTCGGCGGGAAATACGGTGTACAGGTTTTGCGTGTAGCCGAGCTCGGCGGCGCCGGGCGGTATCGGCGGCGTGCCTTGCACGAGCCATCGCACGCCGTCCGATTGCATGAGACCCATTTCAGTACTTGCGCTCGAGCCCGGGTATCGCTTCGCCGGGTAGCGGCGCAAAAGGTCGGTCGTGCTCACGTCGCCGCGAATAAACGTCGGCACCCGCTCGCGCCGTCGGCACGGCGGAATAATAATAATCATGTCGGTTCCCCTCGCGTTGTTGGTGGCATGTCGCCGATTGAGCGCGCGTATTCATTGCGCGAATCGGTTTCGCTCGCGGGCAACGTGTAATGCATTTGTAAATAAATGAACACCACGCGGCGCCCTTTGCGTTTTTGGTTCTCTACAAAGTGCGGGCCGACGTTCGCGTAGAGCATCGGGTTCCCTAGTTGATCGAGCAGAATGTCGCCGCGATCGTCGACCACGCCGTAAAACGGGCCCGTGATCCTCATGCGATGCCCCTTACACCCGATGTCGGCGCGGCAGTAACCGGCACTCGAGCGTGCGCGTACCGTCGGGCAACGTGTGCACGATGCAGTGCCGACGGTGCACGCGGCGGCGGCAATCGTCGGATGCGTTCAATATCAAAAAGCTCGCGACCGCGACCGCGACAATCGCCGCGAGGGCGACCACGCACAGAATCAAAAACTTTCGTTGAGACATGCCGTTTTTCCCGATTTGTCGGCGCGTAAATTCGACCAACGTCGTCGCTCGGGACGCGCGTCAATGGCGATTTTACGGGCCCCCCCTGCCTTGTTAACGGGCTCCCCGCTTTTTGATCGCGTAGCCGCGCCATGCATGCTCGAGCATCGAGTCGCGTCATTTACTTTTGCCTCGGCGTACGACCGAACGCGCCGTCGACTCGTGCGGTCTTGCGATCGTGACACCGTTTGCAAAGCGCGCGAAGGTTATCACGATCAAAGAAACGCATTGAATCGCCACGGTGCGCGAGCACATGATCGACGACAGTCGCTCGAGTCTTGCATTGCTCGGTTGCACATCGATAGTTCGCATCCTCGAGCACGATGCGCCGTAGTGTTTGCCATGCACTCGAGTCGTACAGTTGCTTTGATATCGGGTCGCGTTGCTCGCGCATTCGTGCGTCGCGTTCGGCATACCATTTTTCACTGTGCCCGAGAAACGGTTGACGATGCACGCGGTTGCGAGTGAGCAGCGCCATTAGCGAATCCGAATGTCGAACATTGTGTCGCAGTGAGGGCAGCGCGCGCGCTTACGTTCGGCGAGTTGCTTGCGTGCGGCGACGATGCGCTCGTGCTCCCATTCCCACGCCGACAGTTTGTTCGCTATCTGCACAAGGTACTGAATCGGGTTGAGCTTGGCGCCGCAATCGGAACATGTGAGCTCGGCGAGTTGTTCGTCGACGGTTGCGCGGCGGTGCTCGCACTTGCCGAACGATCGCACGACCTCGAGCATTTTGCCGAGAGGTTTCGCGCGCACGGGTAGCGGCGTTACCTTGTCGTCGCTCATGCGCCGGGCTCGTCGGGTCGCGCGGCGTCGCCTGCCAAGGTCGCGCGAATTTCAATCCACCCGCAATTACAGACACCGAGCGGGCCGCGCGCCGCGCATGACGTTAGATGCTTCCCATATTTCCATAGATACGCGCGTAGCCGCTCTATTTCGCGCTCGGTTTCGCTTTCGCTCATTGCTCGAGCTCGAGCTCGGCTTGCGCGCCTTCGTACTGCGCGCGCGTCATTGCGCGCGCCGTGTTCGCGACCCATCGCGCCGAGTGCGGCTTGCCGTGCTGCGCGCCGCCGCAGTGACATTTGCACCGCGGGCCCGTTGCAGTCTCGCAGCGGTCGGCGTTGCGGCGAATCAGCGCCGCGAGCCGCCGACATTCGGCGTCAAACGTTTTGCCTCGAGGCATGCGCGCACCTCACAAGTCGAAACCGCCGACGGCGGGCGGCACCGTCGGCGCCTGTCCACTGCCGCACCAGTAGGTGAGATCGGTTAGACCCGTATCGAGCGGCTCGTCGGGTCCGACGACCGCGATCGGGCTATCGAATGCGAACACGTTCGAGCCGTTTCGCTTAAGTGCAAAGTGCGGCGTGCCCTTGGCGAGAGGCGCCTTGACGGCAGCAAACGGCGCGCACGCGGTCACGCACGAATCATTGATGCACACGTCGGCATCGCTCGTGAGTAGCGCGACGAGCTCGATCGAATCCTCGGGCGTGCCACCGTTACACGGCGTGTCGTCGACTTGGTTCGGGTGCGGGCTCGAGAGAAACATTTTGCGATGAAACCAATAGAGCGCGTCGCGCAGCACGCGCGGTTGCCTGCCGGTCGCGAACCACGCGGCATAAAACGCATTGAGGTCATAGAAACCCGTTCCGATATTGCCCGCGAGACCTTTGTCGGTGAACGGTTGAATCTGCGCGCTTTCCGAAAAATCGGACCACGTAACGATTTGCACATAGTCCGCGTAAGTGTCGATCGCGGCTTGCCAGGAATTACGAAACGACAATGAGCACGAGGCTTCCCAGTAGTTCGGATTTTTCGGCCTGTACTGTTGCGAGCCGATCGGCAGCATGTAGGCGAGCCCGAGCTCGTGCGCGTTCGCGGCGTCGAGGTTCGCCGATGACTCGGGAATCACCGTGCCCCAATTTGCATAGCCGTAACTGATCGCGACCATGTCCTCGTCGGGCATGCCGCCGCCCGATATCGTCGGCATGAAAGCGATTGCGACGCCTTGCGAGTTGAGCGCGTCGATAACCTCTTTCCACCATGACGCCTCACGCGCGGTTGCGTTGTACGGCGAGACGAGCATGCGCCCATCGTCGAGGCGGTAGATTTGCCGCGAGTCTTTCACCGACAGAATAATTTGTTCGAGTTGCTCGGCGGTAATATCGCCCATGCTCGCCATATCGGGCATTGGCACAATTTTAAATCGCGGGTCGGTGCGCGCGGCGGCGGTGAGCAACATTTGCAAATGCCCGGTCGGCGACAACGCGTCGTCGATCGACAGCATGTCGAACGTAAACCCCGTGATGCCGCGGGCAATTGCCATCTCGATTTCTTTGCACATCATGGCGGTATCGTCGCGCGGGTACTGTTGCGCCTGGGCGAGCGGGCGTTGTCGCAAAAATCCGCCCTGATCTTGATGCTTGCCGCTTTCGCCGTCCGGTTCCAAAAATTGCACGTTGTAGTAATCCTCCCACGGCATGCGGTTATCGATCGACAGCGGGAACGTATAAAAATAATGCGCAAATACTTTTCGCTTCGCGGTGAAAAATTCGAACGGTGTCGGCATTTCGAACGGCAGCATGCGGGTGCACTCCTATCGGGTGAGTCGAGGCGGGCGCGGGTGGCGCGCGCGGAATTTTACGCGCCGATTACTCGGCAGTTTCTTTGCAGGCGCGGGCTTGAGAATCGCGTCGAGTTCGGCGGGCGTCTGCGGCCCGAACACATTTCCAAGGTCGCCGCGCGGCGGCGGTTGCTTACGTTGCGGCATGGGCGTACTCAGTTCGTGCGTGTGATAAAAATCGATCGATGATATCGCCGCCTCGAGGGTGAACGCGACCGCGACGTAATAGCCCTCGAGAATGAAACGGGTTTGCCAGTTCTCTTGCTCGTCGCTCATGCGACCGTGCGCGCTCTTGAGCTCGAGCGCAAATCCCGTGTAAGGCCCGCGCCGCGCGATGCACACTAAATCGAACACGCCGGGCTTAACGCCGAGGCCCGCGAAGATTGCCGCGAGCTTTTTATTTTTCGCGGCGAGCCCGTTCGGCGTGTGCCATGTTCGCTCCCAGGTATAGCGATGTTTGAGCGCCCAGTATTTGCACACGGCGCGTTGTATGTCGTCCTCGGGATGACCGCGGCGACGCGGCGCCTTGCGCACGAGCTCGGCGTACAGTGCGGCGGGCGAGCTCATGGTTCATCCTTGCGCCATGCCTCGGTTACCCAAAAACCCGCCGCATTGACCGCGAACCCGCGCGCGATCATTTCCTCGCGGGTGCGGCAGCGCCGTTCCATTCCGAGGCCGATGCGATGCCGCTCGAAACTTTTTTGCGAGTTGAAATATTCGGCGCACGCCGAGCACTGACGCCGAGCGCCGGTTAATTTCATCGCCACACCTCGAGCCAATTATTCCGCGGGTATCTCGCCGCGGTCGCCGCCTTCGCGTTTGATTCGTTCGTAAATTTCCTCCCGATGCACGGTGACATCCTTCGGCGCCGCCACTCCGACGCGTACTTGATTGCCTTTCACGCCGAGCACGGTAACCGTGATGTGCTCGCCGATCGTTATCGTTTCGCCGACTCGTCTCGTTAGTATCAACATTGCTCAATGCCTCCTATGGCTTATAGTTTTTAGTGCGGCACGAAAGCGACGCACTAGCCGACTCGTCAACATCGCCTCGCCTCGCACGGCGGGCCCGAGGTGCTCGAGCTCGTCGTCGCAAATACTTCGCATCGTTCCCGCCTCAGTGAAAATCAGCACGGCGCCGCACTCGCCGCACACCGCGATATCGCCGGGCCGCGAGCGCGCAAACGCGTTGCGCAAACACGTTGCGCGCGATGCTTCGCGTCCGCACTCAGGGCACGCGCGCATCATCAAGAGTCGGGCACTCGTGGCACTCTATATACATACCCGCACGTCTCTGCACACATGGCTATAGCCATGCACGCGAATCGCGGCGTATATTCGTCGCTCGGTAACCAACAACGAGAGGTGATTTTGTGGCGAAAAAATATTGCGATGTGCCCGAGTGCGGCGTCGAGTTGCCCGACGGGCGCGGCACAAACGGCGGGCTCGAGTTGTGCGATCGGTGTCGCGGCTCGGTGTATCGCTGGCGAAAACTTGGGCCCAAGGCGTTGAGCGCGTATCGCGAGGTACTGTCGTTCCGTGCCGGTCGGGTTGAGTACGTTGCGCCCTTGGTTGGGCGGCTCGTGCGGCGTGCGCTCGAGCGAGTGTCCGAGGCGAGAACAAATCATTAACGACAAGGAAAAAGTGTCATGTTGAAACCGTTGAAAGGTCTTGCGCAGAAAAGAAAAAAACCGACGCCGCCCGCGAGTCGCGCGGGTTTTGAATGGCCGACTCGAGCGAGTGCCGACGAGTTGAAAAATAAATTCTATGCGGCCTATACCGAGTTGCTGCGTGAGAAAGATATCGACCACATGAAAATTGCGGCGGCGATTTCGGGCATCGATAAAACCTCGAGCGGTTCGCTCGCGGTCAATAACGCATCGATGTTTCGTAATTTCAGTAACGGCAAAGGCTGGCCGACGCCGCGCACCGCGGGATTTATCGCCGAGGCGTTGCGCGTGCCGATGCACCGATTGCTCGAGCCGAAAGGTAAATTCAAACCGGGCGCGGTGCTGCGCAAGGGCAACGGGCACGACCTCGAGGCGCCGCCGAAAGCGCCGAGTATCAAACATGCCCGCATGCCCGTCGCGCTCTTGCCGCGGCCCGACGGCGCGCCGCCCGTGCACCTCAAGCTCGAGACCTACGCCGCCGACGATCGGTTCGTGTCGATCGAGCTCGGCGGCGTCGCGCAAGTCGAGGTCGCGCTCGCGTTGATAACGTTGCTGCACCCTGAGCCTAGACACGAGGCGTGACCTCGCGATCAAAAATAAGTTGCGCGGCGTCGGCATCAAGCACCGTCGGCATCGATGCATAAGGCCCGCGCGGCGGCGGGTGCATGCGGCACTCGACTTGACGATAGTGCACGTTAATCGCCGCGAGCAATAAGCTCGGGCGGTTGTATCGGTCGGCCATAGCGGCGAGCTCGGCGGCGCGGGCGCATCGGCACGCGTAGTGCTCGCACCTCGTCATGCGGGCCTCGGGTGATGCATGTCGTCCTCGTCGGTCTCGTCGTCGTCCTCGTCGCCGGGCCCGGGCGCGTAGATGTGCGGCACCTCGAGGTGCAGCGGCGAGCGTCGCAAGCGCCGCACGCCCGACATGATGCACGCGAGCGCGACGATCAACGGCAGCGCGACGAGCGAGAGCACCACCGAGACGAGCACGGCGGCGAGAATGATCGATTGCCTTGCGGCGAGTAGGAGTTTCATAGCAACGGCACCTCGTCGGGCTCGGGGTCGCCCGGTAGTAACGGCATTGCCCGCGCGACGGCGAGCTCGAGCGCGTGCGGCGCGTCGCCGCCCTGGGCGTTCGCGGCCTCGAGTAGCTTCGGGAATCCGACGCGCATCGCCTCGAGCACCTCGGCGCGAGTCGCGTGTCGGCCCTTGGTCCAAAACGACAGCGCGTCGGGATCATCGCCCAGGCTAATCAACGCCCCGTCGCCACATCGGACAATCGAATAACCGTGAGCGGTCCACAGTACGACCGCGGTCGGATTGTGTGTGAGCCCGACGCCGGGCGGCTTGTGCGTGCCCTCGGGCGTGTTCGCCGTTCGATACTGGGCGAGCGGGCGCGTCATAAACGGGCACGCCTTCGCGGCGTACTCGGCGCACTCGGTATGACTCGGCGGTTCCGATGTGATGCGATTAACCATGCACATCGGACCAATGCAAAACGTGTAGAGCCGACCGAGCGGCTCGCCGCACAGCCAGCACACGCGGAAACGAATCGCGCGCGCCCACTTGCCCGGGCCGATCACGCGAAAATCAAACTCGCCGTCGATTTCCGCGACGAACCACGGCACCGAGTAGCCGCGCGGGTCGATCGGTCGGGCGCGCATGCGCGCCGGAATGATCGGTTCGAGTTCAGAGCGCAACGCCTCACGCATGAGCGACATTCCCTCGCGGCCCGCGGCAACGTTGAATCGTGGCCGCGCTAATAACTGGTAGTTACGTAAGCAGTAAGATTCCGAACGCGCGCGCGCGTATTCAAGGAGTGAGCCCGCGCGAGGTGCGACAGTCGCACACGATGTGCTAACAATTTATCCACCGACTTGTGCACTCGGCGCGATTCCGTTCGCGTAGCGGCGCACCTCGGCGGCGGTGATGAATCGCCGGGCGCCGTCGCGCACCGAGTTGATTTTGCCCTCGCGAATCCTCTGATACACGAGCGAGCGGGATATTCCCATGAGCACCGCCGCGTCGGCGACGGTATAGCGAGGGCGCCGCGGCACCTCAACGCGCGCGGCCTCGAGGGGTCGCGACTTGTGGTTCGTTCTATTCATCTATGCACACTCCCTCACAAGGGGAGTCGTTTATATACGCGGGTGGAATATTATTTCAAGAGTTTGACACCGCCTGACACAGACCTTTGCACTTCGCGACGCGGCACGACCACGGCGCGGCGTGACCGCAGGACATGCCCGCGGCAAAAAAAAGGGCGCCGATAGCGGCGCCCTCGAGGGTCAACGTAGGCAACTATTGCCTAGAGCATCGATATCGACGCGAGGTGTTTCGCGGCGGTTTGGTTGACGAATTGCCCATAGTGTTCATCGATCATTTTGAGGCTCGTGCCCGTGACGCGGGCGACGTCGAGCGGCGGCATGCCGCCCGCGAGTGCGTCGGTGATGAAACAGTGCCGCATGGTGTACAGACACACGCCGAGCTCGAGGCCCGCTTTCGCCGCCGCCTCGCGAATCGGTTTCGCCCATTCGTGCGACTCCCACTTGCGCCCGTCGTCCATCGTGAACATAAACGCGGCGGGCAATTTCGACTCGGCGCGTCGCTCGAACAATTTGAACGCGTCGGGCGATAGCGGCACCGTGCGCGCCTTGGTCTTAGCGCGAAACGTTGCGACCTTGTGTTTGCGATCAAAGTCGCCGCGCACGAGCTCGGCGAAGTCGCCCGGGCGGGCGCCGGTCAGAATCGCGGCCTCAATCACATCGCGCAGCGCGGGCGAGTCGATCGCCGCGAGCAATTTCGCGCGCTGCTTTTTGTCGAGGTAGATTTTCCGCGGCTCGCCCGCCGACTCGAATCGCTTGAGGCCGAATTTCGCCTCGGTGCTCAACGTCGCGGGCGCGAGGTTCGTCTCGACGGCGTAGTTGAGCGCGGCTTTGAGCCGACCGATTGCCCGGTTCACCGCCGAGGGCGACAGCCCCGAGCCCGCCTCGTCGACGAGCTCGTCGCGCCAGTCTGAGAGGTGGTTGCGGGTGACCTTGGCGAGCTCGCGGGCGGCGAGGGCGTGCGTCGGGTGCGAGGGTTCCTTGCGAACGCCGGGCGCCGCGACGTGCGCGTACCCGTAAACCTGCCGACGAAAACACATATCGTTATCGCGCGCGGTCGCGGTTCGCTTGGCAACGCGTAGGCTCTTGACGTACGCGCGGCATGCACTCGCGACCGTCGCCACCTCGCCCGCCGCGTCGAGCCCGGTCACGCCCTGGTCAAGCAACGTCGCCCATACCTCGAGCGCCTTGCGCGCCTCGGCGTAACTGAACCCGGGCCGATCGGCGCCGAGTGTCTTGTACGCTTGCTCGCCCGACTCGAGGCGATAGCGACCTTTCCAGGCCGACGACTTAGCGCCCTTGCGCAGCCCGAGGTATAGGCCCGCGCGTATCGGCTCCCAATATTCCGCGTTTCGAACCGTGAGCGCCTCGCGCCCGCCCTTGGTATCTATACGAAAACCCATTTTCAAAACTCCTATAAAACCCGGGAAATTCTGCAAATCACTTACGAAAAATCTACGAAAAACCTTGTCTGTACGGGCCTGTACGCCCCTGCACCGCTATCAACTAAATCAAGCACTTAGTATAACGTATGGACGCCTATGGACGCAATCTGAGCACTTTTAAGGCCGCGGTCGAGGGTTCGAGCCCCTCCCGTCCCACCACCTCAAAACCCCTTAAAACATAGCGTTTCATGCACTTTTCGGGGTTACGAAAACTGGTCAAAAAATGACCACTTACGAAAAAGTTACGAAAACACTCGCCCAGGGCGCCCGGTCGGGAAACGGGCCCGCGCCCTGGTAGCGCCCTGGGCGCCGATCGCCGCCGAGCTCGAGGTCATGCCCGCAGAATCGCGCCCGCTATGTCGCCCGCCGTGCTCGCCGCCGCGATCGACTTTTTCTAGTGGGTGAGTAAGGGGTACGACGCGCGCCGCATGAGTCGCCGCACGTTGCCGTTATCGCGATGTGTTCCCCGTGAAACGGTTCTCGCGATACTCGGGCCTAGGTCCGATTGACACCGCCT